TCAAAAACTGATAGACACGCTAACAGCAAGACAGATATTTACAGAGCGTTATTCAAAAGCAGAAGCAATAAAACTATTTTGGCGGCTTGAAAAGCTATCTGACAGCTTGAAGGTGATGATTAAAAAGGATTATGGTCGTATTAGCGCTGTAAGACTTGCGAAAGAGGTTAAGCGGCTATCCAGCACGATCATAAACGAATACGGCGTTGACTTAACCGATAGCCTTTTAGAGTTTGCACAAAGTGAAGTCGATTTTGCAAGGCAAGCTATTGTTGCAGCAACTAGCGCAGAGATTATCGCGCCTGCTTCATACAATACGATAAAGGCTGTTTTAACGACTAAAAAGATGCGGCTAGTTAGCGGTAAGAAAGTCGAAGAATTAACCGTTAAGCAAGCAGTAAGCCAGTTTAGCAAGAAGAAAACGACTGAGATAACGCAATTATTACGTGATGGTCAAACGTTAGGCAAAACATCACAAGAAATGATCGCAGATATCACTAACTTGATTGATGTACGCACAAAGCATCAAGCTGCTAGCTTAGTTAGAACAGCGACTAATCATATGGGCGCTCAAGCACGGTCAGCGACGTATGCTGAAAATGATGAGGTGATCATTGGCGAAGAATATGTAGCCACGCTGGACGGTTCCACCACTATCCAATGTGCAAGCTTAGATGGAAATATCTATCCGATTGGTGAGGGGCCTATGCCGCCATTGCATTGGTCTTGTCGAAGCGTCAGAACCGGATTAGTCAATCCTAAATACAATCTAGCCAGTGAAGTAACAGGCGAGCGCGCTTCAATGGATGGCCCTGTATCAGCTAACACAACATACGGCGGCTTTCTTAAGCGTCAAAGCAATGAAATGCAAGATGAAGTGCTTGGCAAGGAAAGGGCGAAACTATTTAGAAGTGGCAAGTTATCAATCGGCAAGTTTACTGATGATACTGGCAAGCTTTATACGCTCGATGAGTTGAAGAAGTTAAACAACTTGAAATAACCAGAACCGCTTAACTGCGGTTTTTTATACCTGCGATTTGTGATCGCTTATCCCTGTGGGAGTTCAACCGATGGAACTAGAAGAAGCTTTAAAACTTATCGAAACACAAAAGGCCGAAGCTGAAAAAGCAAAAGCTGAAATGGACTCAATCCTAGCTAAAAACAAAGAATTGCTAGATGAGACTAAGACAGCCAAGCAAAAAGCAAAAGAAGAAGCTGAATTATCAGCGAAAGCTATTGCAGATAAAGCATTGAAAGATGGTGATTTTGAACAGCTATTAAAAAGCAGTGAAGAAGCACGAAAGTCAGCAGATACCAAGTTAGCAGAGCTTATGTCAGCCAATGAACAATCTGTTCATGTTAATCAAGTTAATGCTTACGCGATGTCTTTCGACCCTGTTAGTGAGCATACGATGGATGACTTGGCGCATCGGCTTAATAAGCGCACCAAGATAGTAGATGGCGAGCTTAAAGTTTTAGATAAAAAAGGCAATCTTACAGTTTCATCATTAGACGACCTTAAGAGTGAATTATTAGCCAGTGGCGAAATATCAAACTTAATCAAGGGCAATCAATCATCTGGCGGCGATGCCCCGGGTGGTAGCAATAAATCACAAACTGTTAACCCATTTCAAAAGGGCGAGCATTTTAACTTAACTAGTCAGGCGGCTTTATTGAAAACCGATCCTGCTCAGGCGGCGGCATTTAAAGTCGCAGCTCAATCCAAATAAAGGAATACTCAAATGGCAGTAACACAAATATCTGATGTAATCGTACCTGATGTATTTAACCCATACGTGGTAGAGAAAACAGCAGAATTAGCGGCGTTCTACATGGGCGGCATTATTTCAACTAGCCCAGAGCTTAATGCTTTAGCTTCTGCGGGCGGCAAACTAATCAATATGCCTTTCTGGCAGGATTTAACTGGCGCGGATGAAGTGCTAAGCGACTCAGGCTCATTAACACCCGCTAAAATTTCGGCCGGTCAAGACGTTGCAGCATTGTTAATGCGTGGTAAAGCTTGGCAGGTCAATGATCTAGCTAAAGCGCTTTCTGGTTCCGATCCGATGGCGGCAGTGGGTAATCTAGTCGCTGATTATTGGGCTAGACGTTATCAAGCGGTCGGTCTTGCTTCATTAATCGGTGTGTTTTCAGATAATGTTACTAATGATTCCAGTGATATGACAGTAGACGTATCGGGCGCTTTAAACTCTAATATTGCTGCTGGCACTAAATTAAGCGGTGACGTATTCATTGATGCGCAGGCTACTTTCGGTGACGCTTTAGGTAATGTAACGGGCATTTCAATGCATTCAACTGTATACAGCAATCTTAAAAAGCTAGACGCTATTTCTTTCGAGAAAACATCACAAGGCGATGCTGAGATTGAAACTTATCGCGGCGCTCGCGTTGTTGTTGATGATGGCATGCCGTATACCGCAGCAGGCGGCGCGTTAAGCACTGATACTGCTCCTTTCTACACTACTTATGTGTTTGGTGATGGTGCGCTTGGCTTAGGCCAAGGCGCAGCTCCTGTACCAAGTGAAACAGATCGTGATTCATTAGCTGGTAATGATGTATTAATCACACGTTCGCATTTTATTATGCATCCGCGTGGTATTGCATTCACTAGCGCTTCTGTTGCAGGCGCTTCTCCTACCAATGCAGAATTAAGCACAACTACAAACTGGAATCGTGTTTACGAACGTAAAAATGTTCGTGTAGCGCAAATCATCACTAACGGCTAGTTGATATAGGGCGGCTTAGTTAGCGCCCTTTTATTTTTTGGGGAATTAAAATGGGCTTAGCATCATTTAATCGATTAAGACGTGAACAGGCGGCAAAAGAAGAGGCGGGACAGGCAGTTGACAAGCCGCTTATTGATAATAAAACCGCTACACGCGCAGAAGATTATTTTAACGGGCAATTACGAGCGGATGATATTAAGCATTTTCTTGATATTGCAGGCGTTCAGTATGGAAATAAAACAAAGAAATCCGACTTAATTCAATTACTTGCAAAGTCAAAACATGAGGGTGTATTATGATCGGTGAAGACAGCAATAGACAACTAATTCAAGCAATACCACTTAAACAGTCAATGTTTCATGGTGTCGCTACAGGTGAAGACGTGAGAAACTATCAGGTGCTAGTAATGGGCGCTGATGGTAACTTAACGGTTGTATTTAATAATGGTGAGAGCAAAGCGCTTACCGGATTACTCGCTGGTACTGCTTTTGCTTTAGATCCTAGTGTGGCCTCTGTCACATCTACCGCCCCAATAATGATGAGCTAACATGACTTTATTAGTTGAAGATGGATCACTTGTAACAGGCGCAGTCGTCTATGTTAGCGAGGCTGATTTAGCTGATTATGCTTTAGTGCGTGGAGTGACCATTACTGGAAATCCTTCTGAATTGCTAATGGGTACAATCAACTATATTGAAACGCTTAACTTTACCGGTGAGCAACTAAGCCCGCCGCGTAAGGTTGAATGGCCTCGTATTGGTGCCAAAATTGACCGCAGAGCAATACCGACCAATGAAATACCGCAAATACTAAAAGACTTACAGTGTGAGATTGCTCTATATCATGATAAGAATGGCGATCCCTATATCAATATTCAACGCCTAGCGATTAGAGAAAAGGTCGGCGACATTGAGCAGTCATTCTCTGAAAAAGCGCCGTTAGTAACTGACTATCCACGCAGCATAAAAATGATGGCCAATAAATTAATTGGCATATCTAATGGTGGCATGAGTTTCATGGTGTCACGCGGGTGAGCGAGTATTCAAGCGCGATAGACTTAGCCACTAATCTAATCGCTAAAAAAGGCAAAGATATTGTTATAAGCCGGACTGTTGCTGGCGAATTTGATCCTGCAACGGGCACTGATAGCACATCAACCGCACAAAATATGAATGTTAAAGCGGTAGAGCTTCCGGCATCAGGCGGCAAGATAGCGGCATTGGATTTAAGGTTTAACCTTAGCAGCCAAGTTTATGACAGGCTTTCATTTATTATGATTGCTGGCGAAGGATTAGCATTTAGACCAAGACCAAGCGACTTAGCCATAATTGGCGGTGAAACGTGGACTGTTCTAGGTGTTACGCCATTAAATCCAAATGTTGGCGAACCTATTAAATACGATATTGCGCTTAGAATATGAGTTTTAGTTCTGATCTTAAAGACTTCACGCTAAAGTTTGAGGGCAATAGCGAAAAGGTTATTCGCGGGACTTCATTCTCATTATTTAGAAGTGTTGTTCTAAGAACGCCTGTAGGTAACCCTGATAACTGGGTTGCATGGGATAAGCGAACAGGAACATATAAACCGTATGAAGCTGTTTACAACGCTCCAGAAGGATACGTTGGCGGTAGATTGCGGGGCAATTGGCAGGCTAGCTTAAGCATTCCAGCCCGAGGCGACATTGAAACAACTGACAAATCAGGCGCAAAGACCGTTGGCAAAATCAAGGCGAATATAGCTAACTTCAAGCTTGGGCAGAGCATCTACTTAGTCAACAATCTGCCTTATGCCATTCCGATTGAGAAAGGAAATTCTAGCCAAGCACCTGCAGGCATGGTCAGGGTGACCGTTACGCAGTTCCAGCGAGAGATAGACAAGCAGGCTCGAAAGCTTAAGTAAACAAAACACATTCACATTAAGCCCCTTAATTGGGGTTTTTTTATGGGCGAAATAAATGGCAACAGCATTTTTAGATATATCAGCGGCATTAGATGCAAATCTAAATACGCTTGCCCTAGCCAATAACATCCCGGTTGCTTGGGAAAACTCAAGCTATACGCCTGTAACTGGCAGAGCCTATTTACGAGCGACTTTACTGCCTGCTGATACTGACGGGCTAGGTTTAGCAGATAACAGCACAGACGAGCATCTAGGCATCTATCAGGTCGATGTTTTCGCACCTATTGACACTGGCAAAGGTCAGGCGGTCATGCTTGCTGACTCAATCGCAGACCAGTTTAAACGCGGTACAGAATTAATTTACAACGGCGTGAAAGTACGCATTAAAACGGTTTCACGAAGTACGGGCAGTCGTGATGGATCGTGGTTCATCGTGCCTGTTTATATTCAATATTATTCATTTACACAATCGAGGTAATTTATGGCAACTCCAATCACTTTCGCAGGCTCTGTTATCAGTATCAGCGCCGGCACCCCAGCAACTTATGACGCAGCAGGCTTTGCAGCCGTAGGTATGACCTATACCGCTATTGGTGAGTTAGTGAGCGTAGGCGACCGTGGACGCACTTACACAGACGTTTCTTATACCACTATGGCAGACCGTGGCACATTGCACCGCAAAGGCTCTTATGATGAACCTGAAACACCGTTTGAAATTGGTGTAGACCGTGCTGATGCTGGTCAGGTTTTATTAAAATCAGCCTCACAAACTGACGTTATTCATTCGTTCAAAGTTGAGTATAGCAACGGCGAAGTCGATTACTTCCAAGGCTTAGTATTTAGCTTTGTGACTACTGGCGGTGATTCAAACACTATTCGTATGGCAACGGCTAATGTGCGTATCGATCGTCAAGGTGTTGTCGAAGTGGCGGCTGTATAATGGATTTAGCGTTATTAATAACTAGTGATACAGCTGAATGCGTGATTAGCGATCCGTTTACAGGCAAAGAGACTGATGTCGTTATCACCATTCACGGTTCATATTCTGATCGCTACATGAAAGCGCTAAGAAAAGCGGCGTCTACTAAGCGTGAAACAGAAGAAGAAATTGCCAGCGCCTCATTTAATTTCTTTGCTGACCTAGTGGATGGATGGAAAGGCATTCAGGTCGAAGGTAAAGATCTGGAATACAGCCATGAAAATGCAGTGATGGTTTTTAAAGCGTCAGGCGATATTCGAAAGCAGGTTAAGAACTTTATTGAGGACAATAAGAATTTTTTGCCAAAACGCTAGCTGATTTAAAGATATTTGCACGACAGCTAGCTTGGTTAGATTCGAGACCTTCAAAGCAGGAAGAAAGCAGGAGAAAAAGTGTCGATGCTGAGTTACCAGATATCGGTCAAGCATCTTACATTATTGACCTGACTTACCATTTCGGCTTTAACACCGAATGGTCAGAGCTTAATTCATGGCATCAAACAAGCGGGTTATCTCTTCATCCATTTGAGCTAAAAGCAATCAACACAATCAGTAAATCTTATCACTCTGCTTATCGTGAATTTGATAATACAGATGCGCCTAGGCCTTACTACGACAAAACAAAACAACGCGACCAATCATCAATTAAGCGCGCTATAAGGGGCAATACATGACAGACATAGCAACACTTGGTCTTAAGGTAGATTCCAGCGGCGTTGTGCGCGCGACAAAAGAGTTGGATAAGCTAGAGAAGCAAGGCGGTCAAACTGAGAAAAAGACCAAAGACTTAACTAAGTCTGCCA